GCAGCGTTACACATGGTTTGCGTATCACGCATGATCTCAGGAAGGGCTACTCCCCAGAAGGAGTGCGGGACTTCTTCCCAGCTTGCGATGTCATACGGTCTACGACCGAGCGGATCGGGATTGAGAATACATTTGAAAACTGTTTGCCCAACCATCCATAGAGTAACTTCATACTCTCTATCTTCCTTAATGTCCCCCTCGATACCCCACTCAAGCAACCACTGACCATTGATTGATCCCCAGAATTCTAGGGTTTCAATACTGTCTTCGTTGATAGGTGTGCGGAAAGGCTTGCCTTCCAAGGTACGGCGCTCTGTATCGCCAGCTTGCCAAGACTTGTAACCAGTCTTGCCGTAGCGGTCGATGATAGTTGTTAGGGCGTCTTCATTGATGCCTGGGGTACCACGCAAAGCCTCGAGGGAGCCACGGCTCAACCTGTGTCTTTGGATGATGTAACCGTCATCGATACCAGTCGAGCTCGGGGATGGGAAGATGTCATAAGGACTGACACGCTCGATCTCTCTTACGAACTCGGTGGTAACGATCGGTTGAAACTCAGGACCCCACACCATACCTTTACGGCGTTTGATGTTTGGGCCCTTGATGATCGCCGTAGGGAACGTCACAAAGTCAGTGATGAAGTTCTTAAGTTCTGGGTAGAACTTGCCTTCATTCAACTGATCCTGGATCTTGTCACCCATACGACGAGCTGCGTCCTGTGCTTCCTGGCGAAGGCGCTGAGTAATGTTCTCATGCACTTCTTCCATGCGGGCACGGAACGTTTCAGGGTGAAGCTCTCCGCCTTCAGAGATGTACTCCTCGGCTTCAGTCCTCACCAAGTCGATGATCGCCCCCTTCATTTCAACGGGCATCATCGGAGACTTCGCTGGCTGTAGTTCGAACACACGCTCCTGCTGGTTCAACATTACGTCACGGATCCATGACTCTGCCGCACGACACTTAACGTCTGTAAGCATCATGTAAATGTCAGAGCCGCCCATCTTCGCAATGTCGGCAGCTTTCTCTGGGTCATACACGCCACGGCGTTGACGCTCACAGCGCAATAGACGCTCTGTGACTTCATTGCGTGCAACTCGAGCTTGCTCCCAGCATCGCTTCACGTAAGCAGCCAGGTTGGTCTCAAAGCCTAGGTTCTCTTCTTGAGTACCAGCTTCAGACACCTCTGCTTCAACAGGAGGTTGGTTGTTCAAATAACTCATTAATCTACCTTGCAATTAAGTCCAGGCGCATATATAATGTTAAGTATGATTACTCAACAAACTGCACTAGAACTATTTGAATACTTAGACGGTAACCTGTTTTGGAGGGTAAAGCCTTGCGATAACCTACCAGCAGGAACTAAGGCCGGGACTTTGGCTTCCCGTGGCTACCTGCAAACAATGGTGCAAGGGCGCCTATACAGGAATCACCAACTTGTATATCTAATGCACCACGGACTCATACCAAAGTTCATTGATCATATTGATGGGAACAAGCTCAACAATAAGATCGACAACCTTCGGGAAACCGATAAGTGCAAAAACAACTACAACGCCCAAAAGCGCAAGGACAACACATCCGGTTTTAAGGGAGTGTCCTTTAACAAGCGCACAGGCAAGTGGTATGGCTACATAATGCATCACCGCAAACACATTCATTTGGGCACGTTCAAAACTCCAGAAGAAGCGAACGTTGCAGTTTGCGAGGCACGCAAGCACTATCACGGCGATCACGCCAGGAACTGCTAAGTCCACCCCTTCGCCGATTTCTTGTTTACATGCCTAGCCCTTGAGGGAGTTAAGCCGCTTCGCACCTTTAAGCACGCATACTGCAACGCATCCTGGATGTGTGAGTAACCGTCCTTGAGGGGTCTATCTTTGTAGCGAGCATTGCCTGAAGTCTTCAGGCGCTCATACTTGTAACGACCAGCCAGACCCTTACGGATGTTTGTGCACCGTGGGTTGATCGAGAACGCTGGTTCGCCATCACTCATCCTGGTCAGGAAGAATGCGACAGACTCACGTCTAGGGATAAAGTCGTTGGTTGAAGCTGGCTCTGTGTAGATACCGGCTTCTAGTAATTCTTGTAAGCAAGTACGTTCATCCGTTTGCGCCCTGATGTTTCCAGCTGGGTCACCTGCGGAGAAGACTGTGAAGCCTTGGTACTTGTTGTTTAACAGAGGTTTAACGGCATCGTTGGCAAACTGCCGGATACCCATGTCCTCTGAGATCACCTCATCGAGGATGATTACTTTGCCTCTCGCCGTGACTTGCATGACGACACAAGCAGGCGTAAGACCAAAGTCCCAACCGAGAACAATAGGTAGTCCACGCTCCGCTTCAACGTTCTTGGGCAGGCAGTGAACCTTGTCGTTATATTCTGGATATACCGGTTTTCCATCTTTAGTTGAGCCATAGTTGCCTAGTAGGAAAACGTTAATCCAGTCCTCTTGCTTAGAAGGGACTTGTTGTAGATAATAGCGGTATCCGCCAGGTAGGTTAAAGATGTTTTCTGCGTCAGGGTTGGGTTGATATGTCTCACCCTCCTTAAACAGACCGCCTGGTTGACGGAAGAACTCCCACTCAGGCGGGCACTCTTCTTCAGCTAGCTTGTAATACCAATGATCGTCATCGCAAGGGTTGGTATCCAAAATGATTCCGCACCAGGATGGACCACCCTGCAACTTACTAGGGAAACGGCCAACACGCTGCGTGACCATATCGAAGATTTCTTTACCAATTTCTGACGCTTCATTAATCCATGCTCCTGTCAATTCCAACGAACGCAACTTGCCTGTCTCAGTCGGACGGTCAAGCGCCATGAACATCACCTCGAGTTCCATGCTCGTACCGTCGCCAATATCAGCGATCTTCATAGTCGAGGTAATGGGCGTATCCCATTTGATGGGCGCCACGTTTGATGGAAACCAGGTTTCCCAGGTCTTAATCGTTGTAGACTTAAGCTCTGGATATGTATTACGAATGATTAACCAACGGCTACGGCGGATGCCGTCAGATGATGGTTTCTGGCGAAGTGCTCTAGCTACGATTTCCACGCAACATGAAGAAGACTTCCCGGAACCCACCGGTCCCATGAGCCCTCTAACGAAAGCATCGGATCCATGGAACTTGGCTGCGTTAGCGCCTGGGGGTTTGTATTTAATGACTTCCAATTATTCTTGCTCGCTAGGTTTTCCTAGATCAAGCTGGAACGTAATCGGAGCAGAGTCCACTTCCATACGTACATCAGATAGATCAGGAAGGGTTTTACGGAGGAGAACCTCAATAGCTCTTACCTGGGTGCTGGACAACTCGAGTTCGCCACAAGCGTGTGCTGTTAGTCGATTAATCAACTGTGCTGCCTGGATCTTTGCTCGTGTGTTGTCGTCGTGTCGTATTGCTCGTTTGCGTGCTGCCATATGTATTTATCCTAGTGTTTCAACTCCAGCCTTATCAAAGGCTTTGAGGATTGTCTTACCGAGAAGCTCAAGGTCGGCTCGGTTGTGGAACTCAGCCAGGTTCAGTTCGGTCTCGAACAGATGTGGGGTTCCTTTAATGTTCACCATGCCAGTGAGCATTACCACATGAGGAGCAATCGCTTGCTTGACTTCGCTCTCATACGCCACCTCGATTCCTCGTAGGACTTCGTACTGGTTTAGGAATTGCTCAAGTTGGGTTTTCGTAAGCATGGTATTAGTAATCCCAATATTTTTTAAGTGAGGCTAATCTAAGTCCTCCAAGATTCCGTATCACCCAGTGAGCGGAGGGGTGTCTCAGGTGAAAAGAACCCTGGAGGAACTTGCATCTTAGAAACTGGAGCCCTCCTCGAGACTTGCACTCGCTTCTCCCGCTTACAAGGCGGGTACATCACTGTCAATGCTTTGAGGGCAAAGCAAAACCCCCACTTGGAACACTCTAGTAGTCAGAGGACCTCATGGGGGTCTGCACCTCAAGGGTGGATAAACCGATTCCATGAGGGGGGTGAAGCTAAAACCTCGCTGGGTGCGCCCGTCCGAGTAGTCCCGAACCATTAGACGGCGTGCAAGGTATGTTCAGTCCTGGAGTACTACGTTGCGGTAGGGCCAGGTCCCACCTTTAACGACCACTAGATACTAAATGTGCACATTAATACCAATGATACCTACAATAGTATCACTACTGTATGGTTTTAGTAAGTAAAACGTCAGGATGTATCACAAAATATACAAAACCCCCTGGATTGTAAACTTTGAGATACATGATTGTAAAGTTATGGCGCTTAGATTGTAAAGTTTTGTGCAAATCCACGGTTGAAAAACGGATTTACACCGATTAACTATGCAAATCCTGCAACGAGGTACGTGATTTACATACAAAACACTCGATTGCGTACCAAAAAAATAGGCAGGGATCGTTTCATACCCCCGTATCCCGTCACTTTTGGTCCCCTGCCACCCCCTGGTGAAGAAATAAAAGGCAACCAGTGCTCTCGTAAGGGCTTAAAACGGCCTGAAGGGACCATGGGTTAGACATTAGGTCTTCAAATGAGACCCTCGTGTGTGTATATGGGTACAGCTGGAGCCTCATACCCCCCTGGTGCACATGTACAGGTCCCGGTGGGGGTGCTATCTGTATGTACAGATCGACGTATCCGTACCTTACCGTTCACTAATCAGTAGTCCGGTCATATAAATCAATGACTTAGACTACCTCTGTGCTAATTCTGTCCCTACTTAAGATACCTTTTCTCTCTAAGGGGCACCGGCTTGTCCTCTTATTTCCTTACGGAAGAGGACTGCGCCTGTATTGGCTTGGTTATCTTCTTCTTTCTATTACATTTTTCTTAACTAACTAGGGGTCAATCATGACATCACATTCTCGTATGCAATCAATCTTCTTTTGGATTCTATGGACAATCTCCATTCTTGGTTTATTCACAATCATCTATGGGTATTGGAATGGTTCTCTCACGAATGAGAATCCATATGCAATGGTTTCCCTTGCAGGCATCTTTGCTCTCTCTCCTTTAGCAGTTCTTATCGAGTGAGCGCCAGATTGTCTGTTCTAAATGCTTTTCCCGCTTTTAACCCAGCAGTTGTTTCACCCACAGGAGTACACCCCTCACTGAAGTGAAGGGGATGTCCTCCTTCAATCTTTCTTTTTATATTACAAGGAGCTTTACCATGACTACTACTACTAACAAACCAGCATCAACAGCACAAATCAACCGCATCAATGCATTGGTTGAACGTGGAATCATCAGCGTTACAGCAATGCCGACTGCATCTTGGGAGGCATCTGCGATCATTCGCACAGCACCAGCTAGCAAGCGTGACAAGGAAGAACTCAAGTCCAAAGGTGCTAGAACTCTCGCTCGTATGACATCAGGTGAGTGTGAGATGACACAGAAAGTCATCGAAGCACTAGCTTTGATTGACGCAGCTGGCGTTAAGAATGCCAAGGTTCTTGAAGGTGCTGCAGCTTTACGCAAGCACTTCATGGCTAAGGCTCAGTAAGTAAACGGGTGGCTGTCGGAGATCCTTCGGGGTTTTCGGCAGTCACCCTTTTTTTATTCTCGACAAGGGAGACTTCAATCTTCCTATCGTTCCGTGACTAAGCAATGGAGCTTGGTATTTGGGTATAGCCGACCCGATTAACACACCACAGCAAGGCTTTACAAGGAGATTCACATGATTAAAGAAGGCGCAGCAAGACTAGCAATGTGGAGGCACGATCTCCACGATGAGATGACACAGATGCGAGAGCTTGGGATACATATCTCTGAGCGAGCATTCGCTATGTGTTTTGTCGCAAATCCTGCCGACTATGAAGGCATGAGCAATAGTGAGGCTGTGGATCTAATCATCCAACAGGCAAGCATATGAAAGGACTACCAAGATCCATAGAACAGTACTCATTTGATGAGATACCTAGCATTGGCGACAACAAAGCAGTACCAACGTATGGTTTAGAACAACAGATCATCCTCCTACGTTCTGTAAATACCACTTACAAGAACCGTATCAATGAACTGTCTGCTGAGAATATGGTTCTGCAGGCACGTGTCGGTGTTCTCCTCTCCATGTTATGTGATGCAGGTGTTCCTCTACCTCCGGATATTGAGTGATGGTTTTGCGCCATAGGATTCCCGCTCGAAACTTTGAGAAGAGGATCAACACCAGGCTCATCTTTCCGTGCCACGTTGAGGCAAGCCAGCGCTGCCGGAGTGGAGCGGAGGCTGCAGATGGCGTAGTCCTCAGTAAGTGGGATCAACGCTCAGATGGAGGAGCGAAGAGCGAACGGATGCCTTGAGTGACGAACGTTTCACTAGTGATAGTGAGGAACGGGGTGGCAGCAGTGAGTCGATGAGTGACGACATCGATTGCAAAGGGGTGAGACAAACCAGACGGAAGCTGTGTAGCTGTAGTCTGGTGAAGCTCTCACTCTGTAAGCTTTCTGTAAGCAAGAAGGTGGCGCTAAGGCCGCAGCTCCAGCTAAGTTAAGTGAGTCTGACTTGTCAGGCGAACGGAGCAAGGCTTAGCAGACAACCTTCGTAGTAACACTTTCCCTTTTTGTAGCACCGGAGTCCACCCTTATTCCTTTCGGAAGGGGTGTCCTCCTTTCTTTCTTTAACCTTAATAGGAGTATCAAATGAATATCTTAGATCCAAACTTTAAGTACACAAACGCAGCATCGACTGACATACGCAAGACATTCGAGCGTGCACGTCAGCAACTTCAGATCAACAAGATCCTGAAGACAGGGTTCCCTGAGTTCTACTTCCCTATCCCAGAGACCTTGGATGAGAAGGAGTATGCCGAGTCATTGAGACTCATGCACCAGGACATGGATCAACACGACGTATGGGGTAACTAAGATGAGACTAACCAAATCACAACTAGTTGC